CATCATTTGACGTTCCATCCATTAAGAAAATGTTGAAAACAATTTCTTAAAACTTGGATGCAACCACGAACCCAATAACCACTACCATCTCCGTTATCAAGTCGAACATCACCTGTTACAATATCTGCGTATCGTGAATTAATCCCAAAGGGTTTCATAACAACATGTCCTGTGTAAGTAGAGTTAGGACTGAATGTTTCCATTTTCCAACCTGCGGCAGATGTGTTGGTTACAACGTCTTTGTTATAACTATGTCCAAAATAAATATTATCGGCAATTACACGCAAAGAGTCAGCTCTTTCATGGTCATTTGCAGCAATACCATTAATGGTTTCAACTACAATCCCTGAAAATCCACCTTGGTCCCATTTGCCATCATCAAGCGTTGTTTCACGACGGTCACCGCCTAAAATAACTCGTGATAAGATTCGGCTAGTTCCACTAACTGTGATACTAGTATTTGAAAATTTAAGTCCCATTGTACTAGCGTTTGCTTGAACACGAAAAATACCAGTGTTGTTGTTATTGTAAAAAAGCTTACCAGTGTCGAGTTCAAAATTAGTTGCGTTAGATAGTGATTGTAATTTACCACCTTTAATGACGTTCGCTGTAATACCACTTGATACAATTTTGCTTGAATTAATAGAATTAGCAGCTATTTTATCTGTGGTAATCGCACCTGCGGCGATATTCGCTGCACTAATCGTGCCCGTTTTGATTTGTGCGCTAGTAAATTGTGCCACTTGCAATTTGACTAGCTGTAATGCTACCAGCTTTGATTTTGGCAGCGTCTAACGTACCAGCTGTTATACGGTCACCATTGATACTATTGGCTGACATAGCACTTGTAGTTACTGCTCCTGCTTTAATGGCATTTGCTGTGATGGCACCGGTGGAAATCACGTCAGCAGTAATGATTTTACCGTTCAAATGTGCCGTATTAATCGATTTGCTGGCTATTTTGGTACTTGTGATAGCACCGTCAACAATCATACTGCCTTTGACATTAATCTTGTCAGAAAACAGATTAATAGCGTTTTGGTTAACAGCAAAATAAGAACCAATCGCATTCGCAACATCAGTCGTTGACTTGCCAGCCTTCATGACGATTCCATCTGTATTAATCGTCAAACTAGCACTCTTAACCGTTGATTTATCCAACGCAGATACGCTCGCTTTGATTGAGTCTGTTGTCTGCTTGATTTCTGACTGTGCAGTGGCTAACTTACTGTCATAGTCTTCGGGAGCAGGTGTCCAGTCTGTGGTTATGTTGCCTTTTTCGAGCTTAACACCGTAAAGCCACACTTCGGATTTAGCAGTAGAAACTTGACGGCACGGCAACACGTTTTTGAGTCCGTTTGCGGTGGGTAGTGTCTTCCAAGTTATCCAATATCGTTCCCAATTCGATTTCAGCGTATGAGTAATAAATCCATCAGCTGCTGTAGTAGTTTTACCATCACTATTAATACCGTATGCTACACAGCTTGGGAAGAAATGACTGTATATAGTTCCACTACCTTTTACCCAAAACGATAAAGTGTATTCAGTATCAGGGAGAACAGTTAAAGCGTTGTCAAAACGAACATCATAGTTATTCGAAGCTGTATCTGTACCGGTAGACGTACCATGATATACGTTGAACTTATCGATAATGTCCGTAATGGTCGCAACCTTAGTATTCCAAGCCCAACCCGAAGAAAAGTTAGCAGTACCTCTAACTAAATTCCGCCCGCCAACGCTTGTAGGTATTCTTCCCTCCACACTCGTAATCTTACTGCTCAACTCATTAGCTTTAGCTATGATATTGTTTTCAGCAGTTGTCACACGACCGCTTAACGTATTGAAATCTGTTTGTGATACTTTGGCACTTAGACCAGTTGATAATGAATTAATCGAGTTAGTGTGTGATGTAATTGTGTTGCCTTGCGACGTTACTTGCGTGCTAAGCTGTTCAAGACCGTTAGCGGTTTGAGTGAGAGTAGTGTTTAGTTTAGTGATGTCTGATTCGGTGTCTTCAACTGCTGGTTTTGGCGCAGTGGCGATTGTACCATCTTCTAATTGAACATCACGCAAATAGACAACATCTCCAACTTCCCAAGCATTGTTATTACTTACTGAATAAAATACGAAGGAATAACTTTTTCTAAAATTAGTTGTACTTGAATACGAAAAACGTTGCCAATCAGTAGAAACACCAAAAGATTGTACACTTTCGGTAAAAACTTCGACACCTAAGTTCATCTGAATAGACTTACTCGCTTTAACATCTATTGAGTAAGTCATTTTTTTGTTTTGCCACTCCGTCCCACGCAAATCAATAAGAACTTTGTGAATTCCACCTGCTCCCGATTGAGTACATGTAGCTCTTAAACATTGACCGCTCTTTGATGTGTTATCTGGAATGATTTCAAATTCCCATTGACTAAGAACGCTTTTCCACCCTGATGTTGTTAAACCATAATTTTGAATATAATTCCGTCCACCAATTGTTGTCGGTATCTTACCCTCGACTGCTGAAATGCTAGTCTTTAATTGACTAGCTGTTTGGTCGAACTCCGACTTATTCTGTTTGACCGTACCGTCTAACGTTTGTAAGTTGGACTGTAAGCTAGCGTAGTTTTGGTCTGCAGTTTGCTTGTATTTAGCAACTTTCGATTCAATGTCGGCTTCATTTTGGTTATAATCTTCGACTACTGCAGATAAGTAGAGGTTAAAGTTTTCAAGACTTACAGCTGTGTTAAGTGGAAGAGTATTATTTAAACGAATGAATACATTATCCGTTTTGTAGCTGTTACCAGCACCACTCAAGTCAAACTTCAAATCAAAGTGTTGTAAGGCAGTTGTGCCACCTTTGAATGTGATGCCACCGCTGTTATACCAAGGACTAGCACTAAAATGCACATACGTTTTAAAATTTGATGGCAAAGCTGGATTAAAAGCAATATCAAAAGACATTCTCACGTAGTTTTTAGTAAAACGAGTATCATTTTGCCAAAAGTCATCATCAATATAAGTTCTGACGTCTTGTATTTCTGTACTGTTAATGTAGTATTTACGTGATTTTGAATTTTTGAAATAGTTTCGACTACCGATTTTCAAAGTTTCAAACTTCGCATTAAGCCCATTCAAACCAGTTTCTAAAGTAGCTGTTTTTTGATTGGCGCTATTAGCTGTCGTTTTAACTTGTGATAGCGTTGTCTTCGTGCTCGTCAAATCATCTTCAACGGTTTTAGTTCTGGCAGTAACGCTAGTGATATTTTGGGTATTACTATCTACTGTCTTGCTTAACTCGCTGACAGTCGTCTTCGTACCGTTTGCAGTTTCTTCAACTGTTGAGACACGTTTAGTTAGTTCAGACTGTGCGCTAGCTTGTGCAGTCAACTGACTAGCTTGTGCTTGCAAGTCCTGCTTAGCTGTGCTCAAATCATTAGCTACTGTGGTGAGTTGCTGTTTGGCTTCACTCGCTGACGTCTTAGCACTGTTAGCAGTATTTGACACTGTGGTTAAATCAGTTTGCACTTTGGCTAAGTCAGATTTTAAACTGTTGACAGCTGTACTCGCTTGTTCTGCGACTTCTGCTGTTGCCTGGTTGATTTCATCAGCGTATGCTTTAGCGTTAGTTTCTGCTTGTGTTTTAGCTGTGTCAATCTGTGTTTCAAGTTCTGCTTTTGACGTGGCGAGTTTTTCTGTAATAGTCGCTTCAAATTCTTCACGATCTGGAACGTCTTTTAGTTCATCAGCAATCTGTTCTTTGAATGCTTCAACATCATTAACGATAGGTAGCTCTTCCCAATCTGCACCAGTCCAGTAATACATTTTCGTTGTGTCACCGACTGTCAAATAAAGTGAGTCACCTTTATGTAGTGTACCTTTAGCTCATCTTTTGGAAATTCATTACCAAAATAAACAGTACTTTTACCATCTGCAGATACTAAAGCTTTATTTGCTGTCTCTACTGCTTGTGCAATAGAATCTGATGCATTCTGTGCTTGCTCTTTTGCGAGCGTGTAACTTGCTGATAATTTTTTAACAGCACCAATATCATTACAAGTCACTTCATGTTTAACAAGCTGACCAGTAATATCATATTCGCTAGTAAAGGATACAATTCTAATTTTTTCTTTAAAGCCAAGTGTCTCATTGATTGCCATGATATAATCGCCCGCTGTTGGTTGAGTATAATCATAACCAGCACGAGTTAAATCTTCCATGTCAAGAGTAATCGAGATACTATAAGAATTATCAACGTTTTCTTTTAAAGCAGCAGTCATACTATCGGCTTTAGTGTAACGCTCGTCAACAAGTGGTTCGGCTTCCAATTTGCCATAAACACTAGCTAATGGACTTGTATATTCAACTGTTAAGCGACCTTTGGTATGGTCATTCTCATCAACCCACGCACCAAAACCTTTTTGATAAGTAACAAAATCACTGATATTTTTTTCAATCCCTAGTTCGTTCATGTTGAAGTTCTTGCGAACAACCGTTGATAAATCAGTTCCTGTTTTTTCTAGGATTCTGACAACTTTGCCATTTACTTGAAATTCAACACCTGATGAAGTGATGATATCGTTAAATAATTTTAGACGGCTTTTATATCCAAAAGACTGCTTTTCAAAAGCATAAACTTTCAATAGAGGCTCAATTGTGTAAGTATAACCACTATCTTTAAAGATAAAATCAAGGTAAGTGACAAATGTGTGTGAACCATCATTTAGTTGTTCATGCACTGATGACTTATCAAAATCCCAAAAGAACTGATGAACAGCATCAAAGGTAACGTGAGTACTTGTACCTTCATCAACTGGCTTAGCATAAGTCACTGCATAGTACTCATCATCAAAACGCAACCGCCAGCCACGTTCGATATTTTCCAGGACATAATCACCTGATTCAATTTCACCACTAAGTGAGCGTTCACCATTAACTGCGTTAGTTATTTTAATACTAGCAAGTGCACCATGCTCAACACCTTTTTCGTTTAAAAATGTAATCAATTCATCACCCCCTATTTATAAAGTTCTTTAAAGTTTAAAATTTTAATTGTGCCATTGAAATTAGTCTTATAGCTAACTTTTTTCGTTGGACTAGGTTTTATAGCAAAATAGGCATAATTTGTACGTGCATTAACATTAGCTAAATTCTTAGTTGTCTCAATACCCGTAATCTTAAAAACATCACCTGCGTTGATGTCACCAGTTTGAGAGTAAGTAAAACGGCAGTCACCGATTTCAATGTAAAATCCCGACTGATTTCCTGTTGATGTCATTTCAATAACAAAGGGAACTTCCAATTGCGACAATTTCGCTGTGCCTGCATAGGCAAAGCTGCCACCGCTTAACGTTATGTCTTTAGCTTCCGTTTCACCATATGGCATTTCTGCTGTGGTAAATACCACGGAAAAGTCATATTTTAACCCTTGCCCAGAATTTCCAACAAATGAGAATATCGGCTCACTAGCAGTTACTTTCCAACGATAATGCCAAGCTGTGTGTGGTTGATTCACAAAATCCAAATCCCCAGCCGTTTGTCCAGGAACTTGATAATCATAAAAATCAGCATTGTTAGGATACATTTTGGTGATATAAAAAGGCTCGTCATCTAATAACAAGCCAAATATATCATCTTTCATACTTAAGAATCCTTGGACATTTGCAACTGCTACACGTCCAGTTACTTTAATAACTTTAGCAGTAAACGTTGCACCGCCAAACACTGTACCATTACGACCAGCTACAGACCGCTTATCAAAAGAGATTTCAGGTGCACTATCGTCAATATCAATATTATAAAAACCGTAGTCAGAAAGTTTGACTGACGTTGTTCCTTTCGTAATTAATAAATCCATGTTTCACCTTTCTAATAATTAAAATAATCATTTTTAGTATCTTCTCTCGCTTCGCGTTCTTTTACTGTCGTGTAAATCTTATCGCCAATTAATTCATTGTGTACTTCAAAGACTGGTTCTGATAAGCTAGTATTTTTCACTTCATCTGACAAGCTATCAAGTGATGATGATAAGCCAGATGTGCTAACACTACCAGCAATTGTCATAGTGCTGTTGACACCCCAGCTTTGGTCTGTAACAGCTAACGCATACTCTTTGCTGATGTCGTTGATTCTACCTATCCAGTCAGACATGCCAATAGCGAAGCCTTCACCAGTATAGCCACCGAGTGATTTCATCACACGAGATGGTGAGTGAATGTCTAATGCTCTACGAATTGTTGCTGTTACTCGTGCTGCTATTCCAGCTGCAACAGCGTAAATATAACCTGCCGAACCTGCAAGACCACTAGCAAAACCAGCACCAGCATAATAACCAGCTGATTGCATACCACCTGCAGTACTATACATGATTGATACCATGTGATTACCTGCACTGCTTGCTACTGCAACAGCACCATTCATACCATTTTGAACAGCTGAACGGACACCATTCATACCAGATTGTGCAGCACTTTTCGCTTTGTTAAACGAATTAGTGAACGTTGAATTCATCTTGTTTCCAGCAGATTGAACGGCACTGTTGATTTTATTCATTCCGCTAGTAACTGTTGAGCCTAAACCATTCATAGCAGATGTTGCAGATGACTTAGCCTTATTGAAATTGTTAGTGATATTTGACGCCATTTGTGATGACGCTGAGTTGGCAGATGAAGCAGCTGAATTAAGCTCAGATGTCACATTGTTTGATAAACCGCTAGCTGAACTATTCGCATTTGCTTGCATTGCGTTAAAGTTTGCTGTAACACCGCTATTTGCCGCTTGTGCTGCGCTCGTTGCATTAGCCTGTGCATTTTGCATGTTACTAGACACACCTGCTGACAAGCTAAGCGCTTGATTAACAGCATCAAGATTCATACTAGATGTTGCAGCATTAACACCGTTAGCCATGTTCTGTGCATTGGTTGTGGCGTTTGTACTTGCTTGTGCTGTATTAGTATTGATGCCATTAGCCATAGCAATGGAATCATTAAGGGCTTGAACGCTCATAATACCAGTCTGTGCATTAACATTCGAAGCCATTTGTGTAGCATTGTTCGTTGCATTCAAATTGGCAAGACCCGTATTTTGACTAATACTATTGAGAGCTGACATTGTATCAGCGCTAGTTTGTGCGCTCATTTGACTGGTTTGAGTACCGACATTTGTTGTCATTGTTGTAACATCAGTGCTAACTTTTGCAGTCGTTTCAGAACTCTTACCAGTGATTGTGTCCCACAACGAAGTGAAACCAGACTTAATGCCTTCCCATACACCAGAAAGTGCATTAGGAATAGCTTCAAGCATTGCCTGACCAAGTCCAGCAATAAGTTGAACCCCAGCTGCAAGAATTTGTGGAATATTTTGAATGATTGTAACAGCCAACTGTCCAACAAGTTGAATACCTGCTGCAATGATTTGTGGTAAGTTTTGTGTAATTCCTTGGATCAATGATTGAATGATTTGAACCGCAGATTGCACAATTTGTGGCAAGTTCTGAAGAATACCTTGTACCAACATTACAATGATTTGAATACCACCTTGTAAAATTTGTGGTAAATAACTAGCTAAGCCTGTGATGAATCCAGTAATAACCTGCGTAGCGATTGAAATCATCGCTGGTAGTCTCTGAATGATACCTTGAACTAAGTTAGTGATAATCTCAATACCTTTAGAAATGATGTTTGGCATGTTAGCAGATAAACTTTGACCAAAATTATCAACAATCTGTTGCGCATATTGTAAAAGCAAAGGTAAATTTTGAACCAAACCATTGACGACATTTGCAATAAAGTCCATACCTACAGACAATAGTTGTGGTAATGCACTAGCAATCGAACTAACAAATGTACCAATCACTTGAATAGCTGACGCAATCAAACTACCTGCATTAGCACCTACACCTTGAACAAGACTAGAAATCAGTTGAACACCAGCTTGTACAAGCACTGGGAACATGACAGTAAATGCATTAGCAAATTTAGCAATTAATTCTGTACCTGATGCAATCAAAAGTGGAATTTCACCTGTAATACCATTGACCAGATTCATGATGATTTGTGGTCCCTTGGTTGTAACTGTTGCTAATAATTGGTCAATCTGTGCACCAAATTGACTATTAATCAAACCAAGACCAGCAACAACTAATCCGAGAATTGCTGCAGGACCAATAACCGCTAACGCCATACTAGCAACTGATGTAATACCATTCGCCATAGTAGACATAGCAGATAAACCTGTACTTGCCGCGCCACTGAATGCACTAGCCATTCCAGAACTGCCAGCGCTTAATTTAGCCATACCAGCTGAAGCAATACCAAAGGCATTGCCAATAACAGAACCAGAAGTTTGAGCTTTAACAGCAAGACCGCCCATAACCTTACCAAGGTTACCTAAATGTTTCATAGCAGGGCCGAATGCAAACGAACCGACTAAGCCTGCGATTGCTGGCATTGCATTCATTGCTGCAGCTTTAAGACGTTCAATTGGTTCAATTTTAGTTTCTAGTTTCTTAGCGTCAGCATCTGCACCAGAAAACATTTCATCAATTTTCTTTTTAGTCTCATCTGCACCGAATGCAATTTGATAAAGTGCAAGTGAGACGTCTTGAACTTTCTTGACGAATTGGTCGACAACCTTACTTTTACTAAAACTGTCAATCATTCTATCAAGAATCTTAACCACACCTTGCAAACCAGGAAGCATTGCACTACCGATTTGGATTTGCAAGGTTTCAAACGAACCACTTAAATATTCAACAGCACCTTTTAAGTTGTTAAGTTTTTGAATAGCCACATCTGCTGCAGTTACCTTACTAATTGCAGCTTGCATGGCATCTGCACCAGCAGCACCCTCTTTCATAGCTATGTTAGCAGCACGAATGGCGTCAGTACCAAACATTGTCTTAAGAGCGTTCTGTTGTTGCTCAGCAGTCAAACCTTTCAAGCTATCTTGTAAGATTTGTGAGATTTCACTAAATGACTTAAGCTTACCTTCTGCTGTATAGAATTGATTGGCTCCATCAGCAGTAATAATGCCCAATTGTTGCATTTGAGCTGCCGCTTTATCGGTTTGTGGCGACAAATTCAAAAGCATTGTTTTAAGAGATGTACCTGCATCAGAACCTTTAAGACCGTTTTGAGCAAATACGGCAAGAGCGTTAGTTGTATCATTAAATGACATACCAACACCAGAGGCAACCGCCGCAACGGCAGAAAGTCCGTATTTCAATTCGTGGACATCTGTTGCTGAAGCATTCGCTGCACCCGCTAACTGGTTAGCTGCATCGGTAACACTTAAATTATCAGATTTAAAGGCGTTAAGCGCTGTTGAAGCCACTTCCGCTGCTTCCGTCAAACTAAGTTCACCAGCAGTGGCTAAGTTAAGAGCACCAGTCAAACCACCATTTAAAATAGAGGCTGTATCAACCCCTGCTTTACTCAACTCAGCGATAGCGTCTGCTGCTTCACTGGCTGAAAATGCAGTATCCGCACCAGCTTTTTGAGCAGCAGCATTGAATTGCTTCATTGTTTCAGAACTAGCACCAGTAAGAGCCTTGATGTTGCTCATTTTTTCTTCGAATTCTGCTGCTTTTGAAACTGAACCAACAACCGCAGCCTTAAACCCTTGAAAAACTGCAAATGCTGCACCAAGAGCTGTAACTGTCAAAGTAGTTTTAGTAATACTATTTCCCAGCTCTCCCATTTTTGAACTAATACCATTTAGTGCAGTAGTCGCTCTGCTCGATAAATTCGAAAAGCCAGAACCAAGCGAACTAGCCATTTTAGTCGCAACACTTGCAGCTTTACTACTTAAGCTAGTAAGACTACTTCCTACTTTCCCAACAAAAGAATTACTGATTGTATTTGAAGCACTGCTTACTTTTGAACTAATCGTGCTAAATGCTGAGCTAACCTTGCTAGTCGCCGATGTAGCAAAGCTAGAAACTGAGCTAGTTGCTTTTGTAAAAGCGTTTTGAATAGGCTGAGGGATTTTATTAGCTATTGAGTTGACACCACTCTGTATAGCTGTTAAAGCGGTATTAAACCCATTTTTTATGGGCTGAGGAATCTTTTCGCCAATTGATGAAGCTATACGCTGAATTTCGCCAATAGACAGATTTAAGCCTGTGCTAAATGCTGTTCCTAAACGTTTACCAAGTGATTCGCCATTGTTTGCCAGCTGTGCCATAATTTGACCAACACGTTGAACTAAACGATTAGAATTATTCACAGCTGCATCCTGTGCTTTCTCAAAAGCACGCTGTGTTGCAGTTGTAATCTTATTCATTGCCGCTTGATAATCAGCAATATCAGCACCGACATAGGCATAAATTGAGCCATCAAATTCTGCCATATAACTCCCCCTTTCTGTGTTATCTGTTCATGAAATGGTCATTGACTTTTTGCAGACGTTCAGCAAGACTACTATTAGTCGTTTGCTTATTGTTATTTGCATGAAAGGCTTGTTTAACTTTATTTCTGTCTTTTTTCTTGCTAAGTTTATTTGCACTAGCACGTTTAGCATTCATAGTGTAGCGCATTTCCATAGCAAGCTCTGACAGATTTTCGCGAAATCAATCTGTCTGTAATGAAGCCCTTCTAAAATTGCGTCAAGTTCCCATTTGTTGCAAGAGTAGATTGTTTCTAAGTCTGTTAAACCAAGACGTGCACACTCAGTTAAGATAATGCACTTTTCATCTTGCCAATAAGTTTTTCGGTAATTTCGACTTGAAGCACTTCGCTGTCCTCTTGCGCTTTCATGTATTCTACTGCTGTTTCCAAGTTTTCGATATATTTCAAAATCTTGTTCTTGAAAAAACCAGAGTCAACCATTTCTTGTTGAATTTCTTCAAACAAGCTTTCCGTGTCATCAGCGTCATTATCCACTAGCCAGGTTTCAATCGCTGTGATAGCGTCATCTTCTGAAATAGCTTTACTAAACGCTTTGTTAGCTGACAAAAGAATTAAATCAACAAGTCCCTCATCATTACGATTTAGAATGTTGTTAAACAATGTACCGACGCCGTCGTTGTTACTTGCACCAGTGTCTTTATTTTTAGTGGCAAGTTGTTTGTCAACCTTAAACATTGTGCGGTAATCAAACTTAATTTCAATGATTTTATTTTTAACTTTAAATTCCATAAAGTGAGTTATCTCCTAACTAAAAAATAAAGGCTGGATTTAATATCCAACCTTTGACGTGTTATTCGCTTGTTTTGATGTTATCGTAATCGCCAGTTGTTTCACCTGGGTTTTGATAGTTATAAACCTCATCAAGCAAAGCAATTTCTTCGGCAGTCAATGGAAATTTACCATTTTTTAGCTTACCGACAATACTTGCTGTGTAGCTAGTTTCGATAATATCTTCAATACCTTCATTATATTCAATATCACCAATCTTAGCATAGCCAAATTTGGCAGGATAAAAATCTTTTTTAGGTTCACCATCTTGTGTTTTCAATGTTTCATCAACAAGCACACGCCAAATTTTGACTGATTCACCAGTGTCATTCGCTTGTTCAAGTACATCAACTGATGGGTCCTTCGGTGCAAATTTAGTCGTCAACTCAATTTCGTGGCTGGTACTTGTTTTATCAAGTAAAAGCCCTTGTTGTGTTTGTTCGTCTGAATATTCAGCACCAAGTGTCAAACTGCCGTCTGTACGATAAGCTGGTAAGATAGCATTGCTGCCAAGTGCAGCATGAATAGACTGAATGAAATAAAAGACTTTTTTACCTGCTAACGGCTTAGCAGTTGTTACTGTAATTTGTCCTGTCATGTAGTAACTTCTCCTTTAATTAATAAATAGTATCAGATACAGTAATAGAGACGTGGTATACTTCACGTCCTATGCTATCATCTGGAATGATATTAGCTGTTACATTTCGACGTCCTAACGCCCTTAAAGCTTTTGCTTTAACTTCTTCAGCATCAGTTCTGCTTGAGCCATCTAAAAAGATGTCAATATTTACCGTAATATCTTCAATAACAGCCCCTGTTTGTGCTGTTCGTGAAGTATCTGATGAATTAGAGCCAATCACAATAAAAGGCTCTAAAACGTCAGAATTTGGCAAATAAAAATAGATTGGAATAGCTAACACTTCCAATCTATCGTGTAGTTCTTTTAAAAATAAAGTTGATGGTGAATAAGTCGTCATATATCACCTATCTTTCGTATAATTTGCGTAAATTGCTGATTAATTTTGGTCGTTCAGCATCAAGTGCTGGTTTTAAGTATGGCTGTGCTCGCATTTTTCGGGTTCCTTTTTCCACATATATCGCATAATGCTGTGGTGCAGTAACTTTATAGGTTAGATTGCCTGCTTTTGCTGAAAAAATTGTATTTTTCAGTGCACCAGTATCAACTGGTACCTTTACCTTAGCCATGCGTTCGATACGTTTGCTAGATAAATCTAATTCACGATCAGTAGCTATACGCGCCTTTTTGCCTTTATTAGCAATCAATCTAACCATCTGGTCAACACCACGAACTTTGAATTTAATGCTCAAATGTATATTACCGTCGAATTTTTGTGATGTTTTTTACCCTGTATTTTGCGTTTTTTACCATCATAGATAATTTCAGAAAAACCATCATAGCGTCCTTGCAAATGCAAACTTAAAACTATCAAGATTGTATTTCCCGAAGATGCCCATCTGTTCTGCATTGGTCAAATCGTCTTCCTGACAAGGAATTGGTTCAGATTGTTTCTTAACGACTTTATCACCCAAAAAATCAGCTTCAGTCGTTTCAACGATTAAAATAACACGTTTGTTATATATCATATAAATCTTGTAATTCCTTTCGCTTGATAATTTCGACCAACTGCAGCACTTTTTAATGTAGTTTCGTATTCATCTAAATACTTATCCCAGTTAAACGAACGACCTTCTTCGCTATCAGCACTAGCACCCTCTGAATTCAAACGATTGTAGCGTTTAATAGCTACATCTCGAATGATGAAAGTTAAACGGTTTGGAACTTCTGCCAATTCAGTCTCACTAAATTCATTCAACTTAGCAAGAACACGGTCAACACTTTCATTGATTGCTAGTTCAATCAACTTATCCTGCGTTGTATCTTTATCAGAAATTCCTTTAAATAATTTAACTTCCTCTAAAATCAACGCTTTGTCCATAATCTAGGTTATCCTCCTACCGTTGGTGTCGAAACAGCTGGTACCTCGATTGTAGCCTCAATAACACCTTTAGGAATTTCAGCGAACAATTTAAGAGCGCCGAAAAATACTGACTCATATGTAAGGTTATTAAGACTACGGTCACGACCTGAAGCAATCAAACCAGTTTCGTCAGTATAATCGGCAAACATACCACCGAGGTCTGAACTGTTCACGTCCAGGTAAGCAAGTACAAGGTTTTCCACTGCTGTTGAATATACTTTACCTTGCGGCACGTTTGGCAATACAATAACGTTTTGCATGCCTAGGAAGTTCTTAAGCAATGTCATACCAAAAACGTTAGAACCGTCTGCACCGACCGCTTTATCGCCAAGATAGTCAGCTACGTCAAGTGAGCTTACGAATGATACAATTGGGGCACCGTCAAATTCTGAAAATGTTTGCAGTTTACCCCAAGATTGAGCTAATGCACCTTGAAGACCTGTTCCTTTAACTTTTGTGGGATCTGTTTTAAGGAAAGTAAAGAAATTAGTTTTGATACCATTTTGGATTTCGCGCATAACACGTTGGTCCGCTTTGTCAATTGCTAGTGACGCACCATGACGCGCAATAGCTTCAGCAGAAACAGCACGACGTTTTTTGAACCATTCAACTTGATATTCTTTATCTAGTGCACGAGTCACTTTAGAAAGCGGAATAGTTTCACCTTCACCAACATTAGTGTTGTTGATGTCTGTTTCCCATTTGTAAGTACGAATTTTCATATCAGCTGACAACGGTTCTTTACGTGTCACACCGAGTAATTTCAAAAGTTCAGAGATGTTAGTACTAAATTTGTTAACGAAATCAATTGATTTAATTTCGCCCAAATCGTTCATAACGGTTAATTTTTCTTCAGCCATAAATTAGCCCTTTCTAAATAATTCTAAGTTTCTGCAATGAGTTTCTGACGTTCATTTACGTCTTTAACAGCCATAATTTCAGCTTTACTCATTGCACCTGCTGTTGAACCACGACGTGGTTTATCCTGTGTTAGACGCTCATTCACACGCTTTTCAACAGCTTCATCAAATACCTTTCGAACACTTGCAATGTTGTCTTTAACAGCTTCTGCAGTATCTGCCATGACCACATCAAGAAATTCAATTGGTAAACCTTCATCTGACAAAAGACTTTGTGTTTCAATGCGTAGTTCTTTAACTGCGATTGCTTTTTCACGAGCTTCAATGTCCGCTAAGCGCTTAGCTTCTTCCTCTTTAGCACGTTCATCTTTTGTCATTTTCGCTAAACGTTCACCCTCTGATTGCGCCTGCTTAATTTTGTCTTCAGCTTCTTTTTCAGCATTAGCCACAGCACGTTGAACACGTTCTTGTACAATGTGGTTAAGCTCAGCTTGAGTGAATGTTTTGTCTGCTTCGGTAGTTTCTGGATTGTCGACTGTTTCCGTTTCAACTACTTCAGTGTTAGTTTCTTCTGCCATGTTGGCTACCTCCGTTTTAAGTCTGTAGTTAGACTGATAACCTTCACCTTTTAACGTCATGAGTAGTTTTGGACAAAATCAAAAGCCGTATTACACGACTTAAAATATCTTTATTTTTTTAATTCTTTAACAAAGCTTTTTACTGCAATAGCAATAAAACCACAAATAATCACTAAGGCTAATAAGCCTAGTGCATTTAATATCAACCACAAAATTAACATTTTTTCTCCTTTTTGGGTACAAAAAAAGCGCCTAGATTAACTCTAAGCGCAAATAGTAATAAGATAGGCGGGACTGTCGAGGCTCCCGCATTTCTGGCCCGCTAGCTAAGCGGCGTGTTGGTGACAGATTCTCAACCTCTATCTTTTCTCACCTACATTATACTATTCTTTGCTTTTTTCGTAAAGTATTTCGTTGTTTTTCCTATTTTTCTTCTCTTGTCTAATACCCACTTTGTTAAAATGAATCATCATCATTGCATCACGAGGGATAATAACTGCTTCCATCACTAAACGATCTTTATTAGGGATTTTAGCATAAAGAAGAAGTGAGCCTTCCACCCTTGAAGAATTATCAAGGGCTAAATAAGGTTTTTTAATTACATCTTCAATCAATTTAAATTCATCTAAAGTATACTGTTGACCATGAGACTTCAATGATGAAGATAAACTATTTGCGTCTATATAAACATTATTAAATGCCGTATATTGACTAATTTTAGGCGATAAAATACCTATGTCATACCTATCTTGCAGCCTATTTCTTATTTGATCTCTATCTACCACGCCTTGAGAAATTTCGTCCCAAATTTTTGATACATCTTCAAATAAGTTATCTACATTTGCTTTTTCGATATTTTTAAATGATTTTTCGTCCAGCTCCTCTTCATCAGGAATAACAGCGGACCGACAATTATAATGAAAAGGCGGTGCAGTGACACCAGTCGAAAACTCATCAATACGGTAACGTTTATCTTCGCTGTGAATGTTCTTACAAATCTGTGATGTCCTGTTATCCATCTGTACAGATATACGATAAAATTCTAAACCAGATTCTTCATAACGTTTAATGGCTGAACGATTGACAATCGCCGTACCATCAGTCCTAATAAGTGTTTGCGCTCGTGAACGTGCTACATTGTACTTCTTAGCAAGTTCACCAGCCATCCTTCGAACATCATCACCACGAATAAAACCACGTTTTAGAACATCTCTCAAATCCCTGGCTAAATCATCAGTATTGCCCCACAATTGCTGCGAATAATTTCGACCATTAAACGGTGTATTGATAAGTTCTTTCAGCGCTGGTTCATTTAAAGCCCCATTATTGCCACCCATGGCTTTCTTATAAGCATATTTAGCAGTTGACTTCAGATAATTTTCAAACGACGTTTCAAGAACACCTTGCATGACACCAACTTTGTACGTCATTTCAAGATTTAGTGCATCCAGTCGTGTCACTTTCGAGCCAGCATACTGTTCATTCAGTCGTTTGAGCAATTCTGGGTCTTTCTCAGCTTGTTTACGGTACTTCTTAGCGTTAGCTTGATAATTTGATAGGTCAACTCCTCTAAGGCGCTGTAGGGCGTCAGAATAGCTCATTTTATTATCATCTGCATATTTAGTCACAAATGCAAACAAATCACGTTGGAGCTCTGCTGATTGCTCAACATAAACCTTTTGCAATTCAGCAAACATATCAACGTCCGTACTATCAACATAACGCATAATATCATGCTGCGCTTTGCCAATAATTATTGTGCTTCTTCGTCATCAGCAGTCACCTCACCAATTCTTGGCTCTGGTTCTTGTGGTTCTTCAGACTTCAGACGTTTCATTTCATCTTCTGCATCAATACCAGTTACTTGTTCTAATAACTCGTAAACTGTCTGGTCACTAACTACACCAAACAGCGACTTAGCAATATTTGTTAGTTCCGTTTCGTTTTGTGGCAAGTTAGGACTGAAGATAATAGCGGTTTGATTAATGGCTTGGTAATTCGTTGCATCATTACCTTTTATTTTCCAAATATTGACTGCTAAGCGTAACCGTCGCATAAGCCCTTTTTTGAACAAGCGCTCTTGTTTGCTGCGGTAGTTATCTGATGCCATAAGTTTGTATTTCATAGATTCGCCAGACTGGATACCGCTAAAATTGTTATCTAATATATCAGGCGTGAATGTGAAACGTAAAATATCGTTAACTAAACGTTGCTTATACGCTTCAGCACCAGCCGAATCATATTGCTTAACTAAGTATTTTGCGTCTGGTTGTGAACCACCAGGATTAGGATTATCGTCAAGTACAGCAATTTGCGCTTTTTTAAACCCAAGCGCTACGCCTAAACGCCCATTTGGATTGACACGACCGTCGTCAAGATAATCGTTATCATCTGAACCAGTGTAAGGATTACCAGTAATTACCAAGATAGCGTCATTGCTGTTTTGTTGAAAATTGGCTAGTTCTGATTGTGATAAATCGTAAGCGTCAATGTCATCAAGAACTGATTCATAAGCGCCTGTGCGGTCCTCGTTATTCTTAAATTCGTTGATCGGAACACCTTTAAGATAATGTTGTACTGGTTCATCAACTAAACGAAGACCAAACTCGTTTTGATTATCGTCAACATACGTGTAAATCATGTTGTCTGAATAGACACGCACTACCATTTTGCGGTGACCACTACCATAATCAACTTCATAATAATTGACACCTAATAATGATTTTTGTTGGTAGGTATCATCATAAATAACAAACGTCTGTTCTGGTGCCAAATGATACAGCTTTAAAACGACATTACCGTTTTCATCTTCTTCTGGATTTAGCAACTCATAAGCACGCCCATAGATAGACAAGTCAGTCTTAATCAAGATATTGTGATAGGCTTCGTTTGTTTGTTCAGAAAACGTATCAATCAATTCTTGCAATGTTTTATCTTCGTTCGTGTACTTAACAGGATTGCCAAGCATATAACCTTGTTCAAATACTGTGATGTATTTTGCAAAATCACTTGAAATACGATTATCAGCCGCAAACTCGTCTGTTTTATCAGGACGGTATTTGATGTTATTATCGCCTAGATAATAACGTTTAAGCTCTTTCAAACGCGCAATCTGTAGCTTGTGTGTGTTGATGTATTGTTTTAATTGTTCAATCCATTTTTGAGACGCAAAATCAATGCTTTCATAATCCTCAGTCAGCATGATAATTTGGTCGTTACTGTGTGGATTAAACCTGGTTTTAGATAGGAATTTTACCATGTGTTACCTCAAAATAAATAACTTGCTTTCTTAGTTTTCTCTCTCGTGTTGCTGTTTGCTCTCATATCGTCAGCAAACGCGTATCTTGTTGCGTCAATCGTGTGGTTATCCTTATCCTCTAGTCTTGGTTTAGGATTACCGTCACGGTCAACTTGATAGTCAATATTTTCAAATTCTCGTGCAATATTCGGTGTACGTTTTGGGTCAATGCAAATAAAATCTAAATCATCAAGCCAACGTTCACCAAATTCGACTGAATCAGGACCTTTCTTGACACCATATACGTTTGGCAGATTGAAATCACCATGCAGTTCAGCAATACTTTTTGGTTCAGCACTATCTGCGCCAATTCTATCTGACTGATAACCTCGTGATTTAATCCAGTTGGCAGCTTGACGGTTGCTGATTTTCTGACCGTAAAACTCATCAATCGCATATATACCGTTATGTTTCTTGTCATAATGCCAACGAACGAATGCCAGCGGGTCAGTAGCATAACCAAAGTCAAGACCGTTACGAATATTGTCAAAGTTAGCTATTAAATCATCTGGTATTCTTTCAAAGCGTAAATTATCGAACGGAACTACACCAGAACCGATAGCCTCACCAAGGTATTCCCAACGATAACGCCGCTCATCTCTAGCTTTGGTTGCCTCAGCTTCCTCGACAAACTCTTTAGCAATGTAAGGATTATCAAGATAGGTCGAATGGTGAACGAATGTATTCGCTGGTTGAAACTGTGTGCCATATTTCTTGTTAACCCAGCTTTGTTTTCGTTTCGGCGGATTGTATGTGTAGAAAAACTTATAAAAAAGACTACTACCAAGCTCACCACGTAAGAGTGAGTTAGTAATCGTCTTAACTTCATCTTCAGTTTTAAACTCAGCTAATTCTTCAATCCAACCAATTGCAAACGGAAACTGACTATCTTTTAACGACTTAATACGCTCTGGATACTGCGCACCACGAAAGACAATATAATTACCACGAGGAAGATAAGTAATGCGTAACGGTGATTTATTGAATTTAAACAAATGCGTCACATGTTGCTCACTGATTGCCCATTTTAGTTGCTCATAAACTGACTGTTCAAGTGTGTTATCTGTCTTACGAATACACACAGCGTTAACTGCATAGCGCATAATAAGCTGAATAATAATATGTGCAACATCTGATGACTTACCAGAACCACGTCCGCCCTCACACACAACATGCAGAATACTTTGATTGAGACTAGCACGCCAGACATCATGAAACTTTGGTGGTATCAAACTTGAAAGCTTAATTGATGTCATCTTCAAACACCACCTGCTCGACAGTTGCGTCTAATTCAACTTTATCAGTAAACAATCTATAACGTTTTCCAAGCAATTCAGCAGCCTTAGTTCGTGCCTGCACTGGCGGAACAGCGTTAACGACTTTTTGTGTACCCTCACCGTCTAAGACAAGCAATGGTTCAGTCTTTTCACCACGCATGACAGCTGTCAGGTATTCCATGACTTCTTGCTGGTCGGCTACTTTTTGAGATTGCAACTCTGCTAGTTTTTCATCAATGTAAGATTTCACACTCACATTTTCCAACAATTTTACTACATTACCTTTAGCGTAATTTTCTGAATAACCAGCCGTTATAGCCGATTGATAAGCATTTCCAGAGATGATGTACTCATCTGCAAAACGTTGTTGTTTTAAAGTTAATTTAGTGATTTTCCATCACCTCCAATCCAAAATAAAAAGCCACACAACGCGTGACTGTTAGAGGAATAGCGGGAGCTGCACCCGCATATCTAAAGTAAAAAATTTAGTGCACTATCTATTTGTGCTATATTCCAACAGTTTGCCCAAAAGGCTGTACAGGCAAACACCGATATACTCAACCTGGATTGTATACCGTTTTTCAGCTATCCGCTCACGGGATATTTTTCACTTCCATTTATTTTTCAATGACAGCCGACGTGGCTCAGCTCATTGCAGGACTGTAAACCGTAACAAATAAGGACGAGAAAGACCCTCAATAATCCTCGTCCTTATCTTCAAAACCTTGATGATAACATAATATCGCATTTTAGGTGACAAAAATATCGTGTTTTTTGTCATTTTTACGAAAAACCATAAAAATCAGCAAAAAATTTCTAAAATTCGTTGACGTTTTCGGTAAATTGTCTTGATTGACATGTGCATTTTACCAGCAATGGCGTCCCAGGTATTCACACTACCTCTTGCCCAACGTAACCAGAAAATGCGTTCCATGTCATCATCTAACATATTCAACGTATTCTCCACTGCGTGTTTTTGCGCATATAGCTATTTAGACGCTGGTCGCTATCCCATTTAGTAACTAAGTTCTCAGTTGGTTTAGACACAACATTAGACCGTCCACCACCAATATTTTCATCCGTGTTTGGAACGTCGCTAATTTCTAGCTTACGTACTGCGATTTTATGGTCGATGCTCACATAATCAAACAACAGTTCATCAAGTGCTTTTAGTTGTGAATTACTTAACTTCCCCACTTTTACATCTCCTTTGTGATATAATAAATGTAAGCGTTAATATCATTTACCAAGGGTCTGCGAAAGCGGGCTTTTTTGCATAATCCTAAAAAAGATAGCTCCTTTCATTTTTTATAAAAAATTGGGCAGGCGCACGACCCAAACATTGAGTTACCACGAAGAATAAACGGCGCCTTGCAGAATTACGAACGACTGATAATTCGCTTTAGAATGTTTTACAGAAAGAATTTTAAGGAATACCTCGTTTCTAAATATTTCAGTCTGTTGCTAGCAAGTAACCCGATAAACTTACTAACTATATACTAATTTGTGTGAGAAGGAGTTTTTTTCACCTCACAAAACCATATAAAATATTTCGGGTTATGCCTATGCGTGAAATCGAATCACGCTCAAGACCATCATAGGCACCGAATGATTATTTTTAAAAATCTGGAAAATACAAAGGAGATTCTAGACTGCCGACTAGAAAACAGTCATCATTGAACCTACTTTCTTTTTTATTTTAATTTTCTAGTCTAATAGCAAGAGCGAGAGTTGCACTCACTCATTCAGCTTAGAACTGCATTGCTACAGATTTTTAATAATGAATTTGACTGTTGCAATAATGCACCAAATACATAAAATTAAAAGAAATATAAGTGCTGTAATACACACTAAACTGAATATTAATTGTATTACTAACCACATGAAATCAATCATTATCGCCTACTCCTTTCGCTTGTTTGTCTAGCCAGTTCCAGATAAAGTGAAACTGACCGTTAACCAATTCATCATTACCGTATTTCTCGCAGATAGCCACAATGGACTGATTAGCCCATTCCCAGTAAGCGAGACTTCCAAAACCAACTTCTTGTGATTTCATATTGCTAGCCATCATCCATGCTGTGACTTCATTTTGAAAGAAATCAATATAATCAATCTTCATGACGCATAACCTCTTTCATTCGCTTTTCAATACGCTCATCTGGCAATTTGGCTCGTGTTAGTAATTTTTGTACCTCATTTGGTGGCACATACAGCAATTTAGCAATCTCAAGATAGCTTTTAAGCTGCTTTTCTTTCGTCCACGCAATGAACGCATCTAAGGTTTCTAGCGCATTTTCTGTGTGGTGTTCTGAAAACGTCACAGCGTGTTTAGCTCTTAAGTTATTCATATGTTTACTCATAAGTTTTCCAACCTCACGTATATTCCAACTGTGTCAGCCCAGAATTTCTCAGTAATCTCACTAGCCACACGACTGTCATTGACGAAGAAGCCAAGTTCTTGCATACAGTCTTTAGGTAACTTCAATAGATTTTCCGTGTCTGGTTTAGTATGTTTGTATTGACCGTTAGTCGTACCTTTGATTTTTGGAAACAGCCATTTAGTCGTCAATCTCAACGGACCGTCCATAGGTTCATTAGGTGCATATGGCGCTAACAGTTCCATAAACATTGCCCGCGTTTCCTTTAGCTCGTCTGGCTCATAGAATTGTGGCTTACCATGTATAACACGAACTTTCTTTTGCTGGTGAGTGACTGTTGGAATTTTCTTCATTGGGATAAAGAATTCAATCATCTTTTACCTCTGTAATTTCGTATAAGTCATTATCCCACACACCAAGTGATCTCCAAGTGCTCTTAGAGTGCTTTATAATTTCTGGACTACATGCACGTCCGTAATGACTCCAACCGCCATTCTTTCCAAGATAAGAATTGGTTATCTTGTTCTTAGCTGTATACAACTTCTCTTTCTCAATTTCATAGCCGTAAATCCAGCTTTAGCAAATGTTTCTGGATTGCAGACAATCCAAGTAGATACTTTATCCGGGGTTTCATCAGTCATTGCTTCATACAAATCAAAACCATTATATTCTGCACCTTGAATCCATGTATCAATATACTGTGGTACAACTGCCTTTTTTGGCTCGTCAATTTGCTTGATAATTTTCAAAGCATCCACCAATCCATCGCGTTTACCGTTTAAATAATCTAAACTTCCGCTACGCTTGCCATTTCTTTTTATTTCGTCTTTGATTTCTTCAATCGCTTCTTGTTTGTTCATATTTCCACCTCATTTTTCTACTTTTGATTTATAGTTGTTTTTCACGCGCTTTGTCAAAGATGAGACAAAGGATAAAGGGGCAGAGCTTATAGCCCCTTTTCCTTTTCTCTTTGACTTTTTGACGAAGGAAAAACACTTTTAATAACTCTGTAAGAGTTATAGCGATATTTTTTCAAGAAAATAACTAGTATTTTTCCGATTTTTCTAAAATTAACA